ATATTCACGCGGAAAATCAATCAATTTCGTATTATCACCATCCGTTTTTAATCGGAGAAGGTCTCCTGACCTGTAATAGACCGTGCCAACACTGATTTTGTCTCCCTCTTGAACAATGAGAATGCGGTCGCCGAGTTCCAAGACCTTATTTGGATCTACAGAGGGGCCTTGAACGTCTAATGGATTACTGCTTGGTAATACAGCCTCTCCTTCTTCTGTCCCTTCTGCCCCTTCTGTCCCTTCTGTCCCTTGAGGAAGTTGATTAAAATCACCCGCTCCTAATCCACCCTCTCCCTGATCCTCTCCGAACCCAACAGGAGGATCAGGATTTATAACTACTGTTTTTAAATCAGACATCCCTCTAGTCAGAGTCTTGAAATAAGAGATTCCCTTTGACCACAGATAGCAACTTAAAAAGTCTGTTTAACTACATGTAGTACAAATGTCTTATTCCGTGCCGTATTTTAAGGAGTTAGTTAGCACCCATCCGTCGTTTGAGCAATTAAAGACACATTGTGAGCAACAACATTTGCGTGTGATTGATGGAGCCAATCGCTATGCTATTGTCCGTTATGATAAGGCGTATCATACCACCCAGACAATGACCAATGGATTCTTTCGCTCCGTTGTCTGGGATACAGTCACGAATCGCCCCGTCTGTGTGGCGCCTCCCAAGTCTTGTGAACAGGCATTAATACCCTGTATAGAACAAACCACAACCCCCTACCGCTGTGAGGAGTTCTTGGAGGGCGTCATGGTGAATGCCTTCTTGGATGCGAGTGGGACGGTCAAACTCGCCACGCGTTCCAAGATGGGTGCTACCGGAATCTTCTATTCCCGTCGTTCCTTCCAGGATCTTCTTGTGGATGCCCTTCAACAAAAGGGAATTGCTACCATTCAGGGAATCAAACAGATTCTTGGCACCCATACCTTTGCCAGTTTTCTTCTTCAGCATCCCGAACATCGTATTGTGAGCCGTATCACAGTTCCATCCCTGTATTTGATTCACAGGGGGTCCGTGTCTGAAGATGGAACGGTCACACTACAAGAGATAAACGAGGGCCCCTTTGCCATTCCTACCGTGACCGTTCCTGAGACTATGAGTCCTGAGGCCCTTGTCATTCAATTGGCAGAACAAAGAGGATGGCAGTGGCAAGGGCTCGTCTTCAAGAATGGCCAGGGATCCAGGTGGCGCCTACGTTCCAAGGCCTATACCATGGTCCGCACCTTGCGCGGAGAATCCCCTCGTCAAGATGTTCAGTTCCTGAATCTGAGGGGCAAGGGCATGATGGAGACCTACCTATATTACTTTCCTGAGGAGAAGGATGATATGTGGGAATTGGAAGGGCGTTTGAGAAATCTGACCCATACTCTCTATCAGCAGTATGTGACGGTTCATATCAAGCACCAAATGAAGTTTGCGGAACTTCCACCCTTCTGGAAGCCCCATATCTATTCCCTTCACAGCCTGTTTCTAGGAACTCTGAAAGAAAAAGGGCATTTTATACGAAAACAGGAGGTGATTCAGTATGTGAATTACTTGCCCATTCCGAGAGTGCTACATCTGTTCAAGAGCATGGCGATGGCATCTACTCCTTAGATTCGGTTACTGTTGTTGCTGTTGTTGCTACCTTCTTTTTCCCAAGAGGGATTGCGCGCTTTGTTCCTGTTGCTGCTGTCTTCGTTACAAATCCCTCTAATCTACCTTCCAAGGGCGTCCCAACAAAGGCTCCTCGTATCTTCATAAGGATGTTATAGCAGCCATCACAGGCCTGGGCAAAGGCATTGCGGGCGTCCTTTTCCGTATCGGTGCTGTTAATGTCTAGACCAATGCGAAGCACCATCTCATCCCTCAGTTGATGAGGAATTTCATAGCCGGCATATACAATGGGCTGGATGCCAGACCCCTTTACAACCGTATCGGCCATATGATTCTCAGACAGGTATGTCTGAATCATATTGCCAAAGGTGTGGTCCTGATGCTCCATAATGAAGTCTATGCCAAAGGCATTCTTGACAGAGGGCTGAATCGTGAGTCCATTGGCCTTGGCATCAAATCCCTCTGTATTGATATTCATGAAGCGACTCATAATACCCATACCGACATCACAGGCACGTTGGATGATGTAGGGAATATCCAAGGTCCCGACCGTCTCAATCACAAAGTCAAAACTGTAGGGCTCGCCATTGGGTAGTTGCTTGTAAATACGATTGATTTCCATCGTCTGAAACTCTCGGACGAGACCCTTGTACTTGGGACTCTCCTTGTCTCCCTCCAGATACTCATACTTCTTCACACTACGGAGCCACTTGTCTAAATATTCCTGTCGTCGCGCAGCATCGTCGTCCAGGGTATAGGTGTAGGAGCATTGACTGGTTGGTTGATATCTCGCATTCGCACGACCGGTCCCCCGACTTGGCTTGGCCACTAAATGGAGTCGGGTTGTTCCGGCAGGCAAGGTGGCGATCAAACAGGTACTCTTGGAAATGGGGTGCTTGGGAAAGAACTCGTCGGTGGGAATGATGGTTGGTTCTTTGCCCTCCGATGCCGGCGCCTTGGTTATGATAAAGTCCGAGCAGAATATATCCTTCATCTTATCCGGCTCCCCTGTAACATCCAAGGTGAAGGTGTAGTCTTCATTCTTGAATGTCGTCGGAGACTTGACTGTTATCGGAAGTAGACCAATACGGTGGGCCATCATTTCATTTGTCAGGGGTGTGTCATTCTTTATAACGATGACATCGGTGGTGGTTCCATTCTTCATGTCCGCATTAAAGGCGATGGTTTCCACGGCGGTCATAATGAGCCGACGAAGGGTATTCGCATAGGATACATGGGTGTTCTCCAGCGTAAAGCGATACAGGTTCTGGTTCTTGGGATCCTTTTGAACATTGCTCACACGAACCTCGGTATCGGCCTCTCCTGCCTTTGACTCTACCACAACATTTTTAGCACTTGACATCTCTGACCTCTATTCTTAGTTCATTGTTAAGTTGTCTTTGGTAGTCAAATTTTTGGGGGGACATCAGATTTGTCGCCGTCGGCGACAAACCTGCCTCCGCCAAAGGCGGAGAGTGATGTCCCCCCAGTGAGTGTTTTGTCCCCCTTTTTCTTCCCACGAAGCCGTTAGGATGAGTAGAGCACCGATTCATATCTGTTTCTACTCCAACCAGTGTAAGTGGAGCAAAGCCTTCATTACGGAAATTGCCAACACGCCTTATAAAAATGAATTCAAGTTCATCTGTGCGGATCCGAGTCCCACCAGACCCACGTTACCTACCTGGCTCAAAAAGGTTCCCACACTCGTGATTTCAGGAGAACCAAATCCCCGGACGGATGGCGAAGTCATGAATTGGCTCTACGAACGAAAAATGAAAGAGGTGCCCCGAAGTGGAGGAGGAGGCATGATTAGTTCAGGGAATAGTGCCGGTCCGGCAGAACCGGAACCCTATGGCCTCATGGATGGCGGAGATATGTTTAATGATCCTTACACCTTCTTGGATCAGGATACCATGGCCCAAGGAAATGGTGGATTACAGGGTATGGAGAAAGGGTTTTCGTATTTGAACGGGTCCGCCGCAAATGGCACAAAAGAGGGAGGTAGCATGAATACCATTGAACGAGTCGGCAAACTGTCCCAGAAGGAACAGATGTTTGATGCATCTATGAAAAACTACATGTCACAGAGAGAACAGGGCATGCCAAAGGGGCCTAGTCGCATGTAAATGCTAGTTAATGCTAATGATTGTTGCTTAGCAACAATCTATCGCATTATGTTCCGGGTAAAGATGATGGTTTGGCCTTTGGCCAAACCACTATGCATTAGATAACATTCAAACAAGATTCAAACAAGATTCAAACAAGATTCAAACAAAATTTGGTACGCTGTTTTTTAAGGTATTAAAGGGCAGGCACATAGTATAGGTAAGATGTCTTTATTATCCGCTTTCACAACCAACCTGGTTCAGTTCTTTGAGGAACTCTCCGACACTGTTCCAGAGGAGAAATCCATAAAGATGGCAACCGAAGCCATTAAGGGCGCCAAGAAAATCAATCCCAAGTTGCTCTTGGATCTCTTTTACGAACACATCTACAAGGATTTGAAGGTCCCCATTCTGGAACGCAATCTGGAGGCCATTAACACCTATGGTCGTGTCAAGATTCAGGGTCAATTCAATGAAATCATGCCCGCCATCACCATCTTTGATAAGCACTGGCCCAGTCTCAGTACGGGGACACAGGACGCCATATGGAAGTACATGAAGGTGCTCTGTGTGCTGTGTGAGCGGTTAAAGGAGCCGTCGGCTGGCGGATCTATCAATGGTGGTGCGATGTAATCCATTTTTAGAAATGCGTTGCCCAAGTAAGTTGAATGAGTACGGAACCATCCAATACAGTTTTGCCTGAGGGTCCCTCAGTCTTTCAGACAAAATATGATGAATTCGCAAAGGAGTTGCTAGAGACCTTTCCTGAATTGGCGCTAGCCATTCAGGCCTCGCTCGCCCTCTCACCTACCGAACGTTTAACCCGGTTCCAGGCAGAAGTGAGACCGAGTGCTGATTCCACGCAGTCCATCGGCGCCCTTCTCCCCGGTGTGGTCCTGCCTATGGGTACCTGGGCCACCTTAAGTCCCAGTAATCAAAAGGTGATTTGGGAATATGTCCGCCTCTTGTCCATGTGCTGCTTCTTAGAGGGCTTCGGGTCTCCCGATGAGACCCATACGAAGTCCTGGATGGAGGACATCATGGGGTCATGGAAGGACAAACTCGGCTCCTTGGACATGGAGGGGCTCTTCAAGAAGTTCTCAGGTGTCTTTGGTTCTGGAATGGATACATCAGGTGGCTCGGGCTTCTCCATGCCCAAGTTGCCCGAGAAGTTCTTGAAGGGACAACTGGCAAAATTGGCGGAGGAGATTGTCCGGGATATTAAGCCCGAGGACCTCGGATTCACGCCCGAGATGATGGCAGAATGTGAGAAGAGTCCTTCCAAGTCCTTTGATATTCTGCTCCAGGTCTTTACCAAGAACCCGGCCATCATTCAGAGCACGATTAAAAAAATCGGGAAGCGTCTTCAGCAGAAGATTCAGTCGGGGGCTATTCGGCCCAATGAGATTGCCAAGGAGGCCGAGGAACTCATGAAGGAATTTGCGGGGAATGCGGACATGGTGGGGATGATGGATTCGTTTAAGTCCGCCTTTGGCTTTGAGGACATGGACATTGCCAGGGCGGCGGGCAAGGAGGGATCCGCACGCCTGAACATCGTGAAGGAACGCCTTCGGAAGAAGATGGAGGAGAAGAAGGCAGCGACTGCTGCTCCTGCTGCCCCCGTTTCAAGTACGAGTGCTGGTGGAAATACTGTTGTATCGCCTTCCGAGGCAGAGGCCATTGCCGCTGCTTTCGCATCCAATAAGAAGATTGACGCTAAGACAAAGAATCAAAGGAAGAAATAAAGGATTGTTAAATAGGTGAGAATGGAGTTCTGTGAGCAACCCTTATGGAAAGATCCTCTCGGACTAATAACCAATTTTAATTTGAAGTATCAGCCCATCTGTGAATACCAGATTATCAACTTCATAGTCCGGCTGCTCCTTCTGGGTCTGGTAGTTGGATTAATAGGGACTCCGATATGCGGCACTTCAGCCATTCCTATCTGTCTGTTACTGGCCTCTGTGATTGTCATTTTCACAGTGATTACCACTAATAGACCCAGTCCGAGAGACAGGTTAAAGCAGGATATTGCCGAGGTTCAATTGACGCCCGAGTTTGTGAGCCGACAGAGGTTGCCCAAGGGATCAGCCACAGAGAACTTTAGCGACTTTGTGCGAGGCCCGGTGAGTCGTATTGTAGGTGTGGAGGCCTCCCTTCCCTTTAATGAGGCAGCACCCTATTCTGGCCCCTCCCTTCCAGATTATACCCCACCGGCAGCCAGGAATCTGTTCATGAATGTGCTGTTAGATGAATACAAGTACAATCCGGACCGGCCTCCTGCGGCGCCTGTCACGGACCCGATTGTGAAACAGGCGATGGATGATTACTTTCGGGTTCAGTGGTTTTCGGATCCTACCGATGTGTTTGGGAAGAGTCAGAGTCAGCGCCAGTTTATAACGCAGCCATCTACATCGGTACCGAATGACCAGAAGTCCTTTCAGGAATGGTTATATAAGATTCCTGGAAAAACCTGTAAGGAGGGAGGGCAGTACTGTACGGAACAGGGGTCATCCGGGGTACAATATCCTTGGATGGGGTTATAAGGTTTTAACCTTATTACCTGCCAATGGGGTTATAGATGGGTTATAGAGTGCCACTAAGAACACAATAATGTTCGTATTGAGACTCTGAGATGCCAACAGGGAGCCAAGTAGAACCGTCCCACCGACCATCATGGTATACGTCTTAAAGATGTCTAAAATGGCAGAGGCGCCTCTTGGAACTGCGTAAAGTACTGGTCTCATAATAGAACAATGGCCAAAACACGAAAGGCCAGAAAAGCCCCTGTTGAATCAGCGACGTCTCTGCCTGAAGGAACCATCAAGGGATCTTGGGTTATTAAGAAGGCAACAAATGGAGTGCCGCGCTGGATGCCGACTAGTTCAACAGAACTGAATGGCTTCCGACTCTTTACGGTGG